CTAAATTACAAAGCACGAAGATGGACGTTCCTAAGTTCCTTAAAGAACATCCGATCCTCCGACGACTGGAAGGCGAGACTCCCGAGTTTCATTCCATGCTGTTCGCATCCAGGCGAAATCCCCGTTTGGGATTAGCCTATCTTGCTGAGCAGTGTGGTGTACAGGTGATCGATATCCTTGATTACCTTGTACCTGCTGAATGTGTGACTCGTGCTCATATCTTTTCAGATCATGATTACGCAGATTCAACAGTGCGTAGTTGTATCGTTGAGTGTTTGAATGACACTCTTCGTGACGGTGCCGAGCGCAGTGATGCGCTCTGTCAAAGCATCGTGGACATGCTTTACGTCTACAACATTGATCTGTCCTCTCACGCGCTTTTGTGCATGCGCGTCGGCTACCTCTATCTCGACTTGTTCGGGAAGCTTGAGGAGTGGTTTAAATTCCAAACCACGCTCATTTCAGCTACTTTATTGAAGCAGAGTGAGTTGCCTGCCACCCCTTCCTGGCTTACTGGACGTCGCGTTGGTGTCATTGGCGGTGGTCGGTTGTATCGAGAGATCAGATCTCTCTACAATCGACTCTCCGTCGATGCCCATGTGATGTCGTTTGCCGCTTCTATCCTTGCCCTCAAGCGAGGTGCTCTACCGCTACGTGCTGACCTGGTCGCTGAGAGTCTCGAAAAACATCGAGAGACTCTTGGGCGCGAGCCCGCTGCGAATCCTATGCTATCTCAAATCATTGATTCAATCAATGAAATCGACTTGGCGTTGGAACCAGAACTTAAGAAGAAAGTGCCGCAATGGCGACTTCCTTCCGCAAGTTCCAGCTTTGGCTGGACACGCGCTGTTGGTGGAGCACTGGGCCGGATCACGGAGTTGGCGAAGGAAAAGTTCGGTGTGTTTTCTGGGCAAGAGAAAAGTCTTGCTGGATACACATCGGGTCTTAATCCTATGCCGATCTATGTTCCGACCTACATGTATGACATGTACGATCTTGTACTGGAAGAAGCTTTGAAGGAAAATCTCGATTGCGATGTACACGTCGTCCTCGAACCGATGAAAGCTCGCATTATCACAAGTGGTCCCCCTGCGAGGTACCACATTTGTCGCATTCTACAGAAGATGATCCATTCTGTAATGCGCAACCGTCGGGAATTCTCCTTGATTGGAGAGCCCGTTACCGAGACACTGTTGAACGACAACTTTCGAATGTTATCGTCCCACCAGAGCAGCCGTTGGGTTGTAGTTAGTGCGGATTACTCCGCTGCAACTGACAACATTAACGGTCTACTGTGTGAGGCATATGTCGAAGGCAAAGTACGGTCACTTGGTCTTGAAGGTGATACTGCGAAAGTCTATCGTGAGTCCATGACTAACCACGTTCTCCACTATCCAGAGGAGTTTGGTGGGTTTGTCCAACTGCAACGCACTGGGCAGTTGATGGGCTCTCCGACTAGCTTTCCGGGACTCTGCCAGATTAATCTGGCAACCCTCCATGCTGCGTGGAAAGAATATGTCTCCCTCAGAGCGATTGCATCGCCCTACTGTGAGAATGACATTCACGCACCGTCCTATAAGGAAATGCTACGCACGCTTCGCCCTCTGGCGAATGGCGACGACCTACTCTTTGTAGCTCCTTCTGACTTCATCCCTGTATGGCGTCGATGGGTCGATTTGGCTGGCTTGAAGCCTAGCCCTGGAAAGAATTACGTGTCAAGTCACTTTGCAGTGATTAACAGTACATTCTTCCAGTTGACTCGTCACGACGACACGGATGTCGTTGGTTGGAACTTTCAAGTGCACAATGGCAGCGCTCTGCGCTTTCATCGTGTACACTGGGTGGGAAGTGGCCTGCTCAAGGGGCAAGCGCGCGTACTTTCTGATACCCGAAACAAACCAAAGAATGATTCTGTTGACTTCGGTCAACTGAATTCTCAGCTTAAATGGGTTTTGGACTGGGAAAGTGGGAGGTCTGAAGAAGCAAGCAGATGCATGGGCATCTGGTTTAGAAATATGAGACCGATACTGATGGAACAAGATCGTTCGTGGCGGCTCCCTGTACTCCTTGGAGGTCTCGGGTTACCTGTCGGAAGTGCGACACGTCCTCAATTAGTTCTTGCCAACATGATTGTCAAGACACAAAATTGGGGACTAGCACAGCGTATGGTACCTCGTTCTCCTACGGAGAATCCTGTAACTCGCATACAACTCGTCTTTGAAAACGAGATGCGGCGACTACTGGGGTTGAAGAGGGTGCCCATGGATGCAAGACCGTGGACTGTCTTGAAGATCGACGGCGAAGCTCGAGTGATCGAGGCTAAGCCTGTTGATGTATCCATCCCTGCAGTATTGTGCGGACTACCATCACTCGAAAGCGAGGAGATGTCCGTACGCGGTTTCGTTAATTTCTGTGACCAAATGATGTCTGTGGTCAAAGGCTTCAACGGAGGACCTATGAGTCTGGACGACGCGATTTTGTGGAATAAACCTCTGTGCTGGATCGGTGCACAAGTTTCTCTACCTAATCCTTGCGTGATGCGCTTTGAACGGCGCCGCGAGGAGGTTCGCAATCGAATGCTCTCATGCGGGAACGCAGAGAGCGGGTGGTGTGAGGATTCGGAGGATGAATGAGCGAATCTCGCCGGCGGAAACAACCGTAGAACGTCTGATCAACGTTCAATGGATAGTTGCTTCCGCGGTGCGTGCTGCTAGATCAGCAGTGCATCTCTCATTTGAGAGAATACAACGGTTGTACATTGGCCTGCCCCTGCCGTGTGAGTGACAAGTAAGAGCCTCCTAGAAGGAGAGCAGCATGTTTAGATTGATTCAGATCGAATCTCTATTGCATGTCTACTCTGACTAGAGGATAAACTCCCAGGTGTCACCCGGTAAG